CGCTCTTCTGGGCCTACGTTCGCAAGGAGGTACCTGGCGTGGTACTTCTTGCCGGATGGGACTGGGCGACGCTGATGTGGGGTGCTCCGCTCTTCGAACCCCCCTTTGACATGCGCGACGGGCCGGTGGGTCAGGCTTGGGGGACATACGTGCTTCCTTCACTTCGGCGGCAAGGCATCGCTCAGCGCCTGCGAGACGACGGTGCTCGGCGGATGGCGGATCTCGGATTCGCTCGAGTGGTAGGCGCTGCGGGTGTCCCTCCCGAGGTTGCGGAGCGGATCCAGGCCCTAGTGAAGCCGCAGCAGCCGCCGATCGCAGCCGCCTCTGGCATCGAGTTGGGAGCTGACGCCGACGCATCGGTGCAGTCGGGCCTGGGGACCGGGTTCGTCTGGGAGTCGGTCATCGCTTCCATGTCGCTCCACGTCCTGCCCGAAGAGGAGAGTCGCTGATGCCGAACCCGGGGGAACAGTGGTGGCCGACCATGACCGGCGACCCTCCGACGTCGGGACTGTTTGAGGCCATTCGCCCGCGGCCTATGTCGGCCTCAGAGTTCTATGCGCCGGTTAAGGCGCTGCGTCCGACCTTCGAGGCGTATGGCGGGGACGCGCTCTGGAACCCCGACACGAAACGCTGGGGCGAGGGCACGGTCGGGTGGGACGATCCCGAGGCTCTGGCGCAGGCCGTCGAGGCGCGGCGATCCTTCGCGGCGCAGAACGACTCGGAGTTCTTCCAAGTCCTCAACCAGTGGGCGATCCCCTGGCATAACAAGGCCGTTAACAATTACGATGTTTACGCCCCTGAAGCCCCAATCGAGCGCGTGTCTATTGTCGGCACGCCGGGTCTGAGTCCATTCGAAGAAGGTGATCCCAGGTCCGGCATCCAGCCGGAGTGGCTTCTGCATCACGAGAACTACCCAGGCTACGTCGGGCCTGACTTAGGAGTCATCGGCCAGAACCAGTCGTTCAAGAACTTCTGGCACCAGAACTACGGCACGATCGACTGGATGACTCAGCCCGGCTACCAGGCGATCGAGGGCGCCTACGAAGACCCTCGCGCCCCCGCTCCTGGCTGGGACGTTAGTACCGATCTCGATAAAGTGAGCTTGCCCCTCGGGCGGCTCGAGGGGTGGCAACCGTATCCCCACCCTTTTGGGTTCTCGTTTAACCAGGTTGACCCATATCAGGCCCAATACTCCGATCCTGGCAGTCCCAGTTGGGTCGAGCGGACTGATCGGACGTCACTGGATGAAGGTGACGGGGATCGAGGCTTCCAGGGCGGCTATGTGCAGGATCCGTGGCACTTCGCCGATTACGACGACGAGGGCAATCTCATCGAGTACCCTGACTCGTTGCTGTCCGACATTGCCGGCACCGGCCCCGCCACCCAAGACTGGGCCATTCAAGATACCACCCTCGGCGTAGCCTCCGCCCGCTCCACCAATACTTCGGGGCAGTCGTCCGAGGATTATTGGACTGCCGGACCGGCTCCCATGTCTGCGGGTTTTCATTACGGTCGAGATGTCACCTACCTCCCTGACACTTCCGACTTCTTGATGCCTGGCAGCGAGTACGCGATGACCCTCGGCGAGGCCCACAGTCTCGCGCAACGCAAGGCGGCCCAGGAAGCGGATCGTCTCGAGCAGCGCATCGAGCAGCTCGGCCTCATCGAGGCAGCCGGCGGCCTGGAGGCTTATGCGGCGCTGGGCCAGCTCGGAGTCTCGAGGCAAGCGGGCGGCGAGATGGGCGAGGCGGAGCATGCTCAGCTCGGTCCCAACGCCTTCCTGGCCTCGAGCATTCTCGGCACTGGTACCCAGGCGCAGGCGGCGCAGGTTGGCGAGCAGGTAACGACGGAGCAGCGGCAGGAGGGCTTCCTGGCGAATACCCTGTTCGATGAGGAGGGGCTCCAGGCTGAGCGGGCACGCGAGGCGGAGCGCCTCCGGCTTCAAGGGTTGGCGGCGGGCGAGGAGGCCCTGGGCGGTGCGGTCCAGGCACGCTCGGCGGCGAACCAATACCTAACGGGGCAGCGTGCTGGCACGCGGCTCCTGCTTGGATAAGGAGGACTTCCGATGATGTTCACAGGAGCGGAGACCCAACTGGCGCTTGTCTCCGCGGCGGCGATTGCCGGCATTCTTGGCACCGTGGCAACCACCACCACGTCTGCGATTTCAGCGGCGAACGCGAGGAAGGCGCAGAAGAAGCAGCACAGCCTCGCACGCGAAGCGATGGCGCAGAGCAGGGAGGATTTCCTCAATCGGTACCCCGAGGTCGGGGACGAGGGTGCTCAGACGGCGGCGAAGATGGCGGAGAAGCGCCGCCGGCAGCAGCGGTACGGCGGCCGGGCTTCGACGATCCTGACGAGTCCGCTGGGCATACCGGGCGGTCAGACGCGGAGCGGCGCCAAGACGCTGACGGGTACCTAGTTTGGCGAAGAGCGTCGAGGACTGTCTGCGTCGGCTGTCGCAGCTCGAGGAGCGTCGGCAGAACTGGGACACGCACTGGAAGGAGATCGCCGAGCGCGTCTGGCCGGCGGCTGACGAGTTCCTGACGGCGCACACTCCAGGGGACAAGCGGAGCACGAAGATATTCGACGCGACGGCGGCGTTGGCGCTCGAGAAGTTCGCGGCGGCGATGGAGTCGATGCTGACGCCTCGGGCTCAGAAGTGGCACTCGCTGCGTTCGACCGACGAGCGGCTGAACGACGACCCGTCGATCAAGGCGTGGTTCGAGGAGGTGAACCGCGTCCTATTCCAGGTGCGGAGCTCGCCGAAGGCTGGCTACTACGCGCAGATGCACGAGGGCTACAAGGCACTCGGCGCATTCGGCAACGCCTGCATGCTGATCGACGTGCCGGCTACGGGCGGCATCTCGTACGTCCAGTGCCACATCGGCCAGATCTACGTCGAGGTGAACCCGGCCCGGCGGGTCGACACGGTTTACCGGAAGTATTCGATGAGCGCGAAGGCGGCCGAGCAGGAGTGGGGGCGCAAGAAGCTCCCGCCGATGGTGCTCGAGGCGCTCGAGAGCGACGACTCGCTCTACAAGAGTTTCGAGTTCCTGCACGTCGTGACGCCTCGCACTGACTACGACCCCGAGCGCAAGGACTACGAGGGGATGCCGTGGCTCTCGTACCACATCGGCCTGGCCGACAAGGAGATGATCGACGAGGGTGGGTACCACGAGTTCCCGTTCTGCTACTCGCGGTACACGGTCAACCCCAGCGAGGTCTACGGCCGTTCGCCCGCCATGCTCGTGCTGCCTTCGATCAAGATGGCGCAGGAGATGGCGAAGACGTTCATTCGTTCCGGTCACAAGATGGTGGACCCGCCGCTGCTGCTCCACGACGACGGCGTCCTGGGGACGGGGAGCAAGCAGGTTCGGCTGACGCCTGGTGGCTTGAACTACGGCGGGGTGGACGCGCAGGGGCGTCCGCTCGTGGTGCCGCTCCAGACGGGTGCGCGGCTGGACATTTCGGAGGGGATGCTGAACAAGGAGCGCGAGGTCATTAACGACGCTTTCCTGGTGACGCTCTTCCAGATCCTGGTCGACCAGCCGCAGATGACGGCGACCGAGGCGCTGATTCGCGCCCAGGAGAAGGGCCAGCTCCTGGCTCCGGCCGTGGGTCGCCAGCAGTCCGAGATGCTGGGACCGCAGATTGACCGCGAGTTCAACATCCTCGCCCGGCAGGGCTTCCTGCCGCCGCCGCCGCCGGCACTGCTCGAGGCCCAGGGCGAGTACGAGGTGGCCTACGAGTCGCCTGCGATGCGCTACCAGCGCAGCGAGGAGCTCGTGGGGATTCAGCGCACGCTCGAGATCGCGGGACCGTTCGCCCAGGTCGACCCTTCGGTGCTCCAGATCTTCAACGGCGAGGAGGTGATCCGCTTGGCGGCCGAGATCAACGGTGCGCCGAGCTCCATCCTGAAGACCCCGGAGGAGATGGAGGAGATGCGGGCGGAGCAGGCGCAGGCTCAGCAGCAGCAGGAGCAGATGGCGCAGCTCCAGCAGATGGCTCCGGCGGTGAAGGAGCTGGCCCAGGCAAAGGAGGCCGCCGGGCCGGAGGGCCTCGGCATGGAGGCGGGTCCGGGTCAGGCGGGTCTGCCGGGTCTGCCGCCGGGTGCGTGACCTGCTGCTTGCGCGCAGCCGGAGCTACCAGTCGGTTTTCTCTGGCATTGACGCCGAGGCGGTCCTGGCCGACCTCGAGCGGTTCTGCCACGCGAACTCGACGATCTTCGTCGAGGGGGACAGTCACGGGACGGCGCAGCTCGAGGGCCGTCGCCAGGTCTGGCTCCGCATCCAGGGCTATCGGAATCTGACCGACCACCAGATCGGAGAGGTGGCGGGTCAGGCAGAAACCGAGGAGGGCGAGTGATGGCAGAGGAAACAGCCGAAGCGGCGGCGGTAGAGGCACCGGCACCCGAGGCCAGCGAGACGGGCCAGCTCGAGGTGGTGGCCGACCAGCTTCAGCCGGCTCCGTCCACGGCTTGGACCGAGGGTCTCGACAAGCTCTCGCGGGGCTACATCGAGAACAAGGGCTGGACGAGCGCCGAGAACATGCTCGAGAGCTACCGGCACCTGGAGAAGACGACCGGCACCCCGGCCGATCGGATCGTTCACTTGCCCAAGGATGCTGCGGACGAGCAGGGCTGGGGCCAGGTCTACCAGCGCATGGGCCGCCCCGACGACGCGACGGGCTACGAGCTGCCGGAGACCGAGCTGGGGCCTGGTCAGGTCAGTCTAAACGCCCATCTGCGCGAGTCCGCCTTCAAGGCTGGCCTGTCTCAGAAGCAGGCCAAGTCGATGGCCGAGCGGTTCAACGAGCACACGGCTGCCTTGATGAAGGAGACGCTGACGAAGAAGCAGGAGCAGGCGAGCGTCGACGAGCAGGAGCTCCGAAAGGAGTGGGGCTCCTCCTGGGACGAGAACGTCGCCGCCGCTCAGCGGTTCAAGAGCACCTTCAACATGAGCAACGAGACCGTGGACAAGCTCGAGGACGCCCTGGGCCTGCGGGGCCTGCTCGAGCTGAGCGCCCAGGTCGGCCGCGGCCTGGGGGAGCATAGTGTGCCGGCCAAGGGCGAGGACTCTGGCGCTGGCCTCCCGTTCGGGATGACGCCGGCCAGTGCGGCAGCGAAGATCGAGGAGCTCAAGGAGGACGAGACCTTCATGTCCCAGTACATGAACGGGAACAAGTCCGCTGCGGCTCGGATGCACCGGCTCCACGCGCTGGCGCACCCGGATGTTGCGGCTGCGGAATGAGTGTGTAAGGGTTCTTGAGAGTTTGATCGGCCCCGGCCTGGCGACCGGATAAGCCTTCCAGCCAGTTTGGCCCCGCGGTGGCACGCGGACAAGCCTGGAAGCCGCTTAGTAGATCGCTGGCCCCGCGGAAACGCGGACAAGCCTCGCAGACGCCGTAGTGCGTCATGGACGTAGAGGCTTTTCAAAATGTCCGATCAAGTGAACAAGGCTTTTGTACAGCAGTACGCAACGAACGTCGCGCACCTGCTCCAGCAGAAGGGGAGCAAGCTGCGCGGCTCGGTGATGACGAGCACGGCCACCGGCAAAGCGGCGAAGGCCGTGGAGCAGGTCGGCGCGGTCAACGCGCAGAAGCGGACCACGAGACACGCGGACACGCCGCTGATCTCGACCCCGCACGACGCGCGCTGGGCGTTCCCCGTGGACTACGAGTGGGCGGACCTGATCGACGATCAGGACAAGATCCGCATGCTCATCAACCCGCAGTCGCCCTACGCGACCAACGGTGCCTACGCGATGGGCCGCGCAATCGATGACGAGATCATCGGCGCGTTCAACGCAACGGCGAAGACGGGCGAGAACGGGACCGGGACGTCGGATCTGGCTGCCGGTCATGTGCTCGCGCACGGCGGCACGGGCCTGACTCTCGCGAAGATGCAGGCCGCGAAGAAGCTCCTGATGGCGGCCGAGGTGGACGTCGATAACGACCCGCTCTACATGGCGGTGACTGCCGAGCAGCACGACGACCTGCTCGGTCTGGGGACCACCACCCAGTCGATCGACACGAACAAGGAGAAGGTGCTCGTCAATGGGCGAATCACCTACTTCATGGGCTTCAACATCATCGTGACCCAGAGGCTGCTCGAGGACGCCACTCCCGACCGCCTGGTCCCGGTGTGGGCGAAGTCCGGCATGCATGTGGTGATCTGGAACGATATCACCACGAAGATCAGCGAGCGCGAGGACAAGTCCTACGCGACGCAGGTCTATCTGAAATGCACGGTGGGAGCCACCCGACTCGAAGAGAGCAAGGTGGTGATGATCGCCTGCGAAGAGTGATGACCTGATGTGACGGGGCCGGCGCGGAGTCGTGTCGGCCCCTGACCATCGCCAAGAAGAAGGAGCCGTGGAGTCATGGCGACACGATACTCGGACCATTTCAGCACGACCGGAGACGACGGCGACCCCCTGGACATGCAGGTGCGCGTCAGCGCGGGGATCGGCCACGGGCGCTTGCGCTACAAGCGCGCCCGCGCGAACGGTCTCTTCACGACCTCGGACACGGTGCGGATGATGACCTTCAAGTCGAACGACCGGCTCATCGAACTCTGGCTGAGCTACGACGGAGCGAACACCGCGGGAGCGGTGAACGTCGGGCTCTACCTGAGCGGGTCGAACCACTCGGGCGCAGTGGTCGACGCGGACCTGTTCTGCACGCTGCAGACGACCACGACCCTCGCAATTCGCACGGACATGATGGGCGAGTCCAATTCCGCGCTCATCGCGGCAGCCGGGGAGGACGAGGTCCGCGGTCTCCCGCTCTGGAAGCAGGCGACCTACGGTGCCGGGACGGACACGGTGGACCCGATGACGGAGTACGACGTCGTCATCACGCCGAGCACGTCCATCTCCGGGGCGGACAGCATCATGACCCTCGAGGCGTACTACACGTCAGGCGACTAGCCGGGCAGGGACGGTGGCGTGGCGACCTACTACTCGGACCTGTTCGATGGTGCGACGAATACCGTCCTAGACCCGCAGAAGCGGGTCAATGCAGGCATTGGTCACGGTCGCCTCCGCTACAAGCGCGCGGAGGCGACCGGATCCGTCCAGAATGGCGACGTTCTGCGGCTGATGCAGTTCCACTCGAGCGACCGGCTCCACGCGGTCTACATGACCCACAGTGCCGCTGGCATCGGGTCGATCATCAACCTGGGGCTTTACCGCTCTGGCAGGTCGCACGATGGCTCCGAGGTAGACGCAACGCTTCTGCTCGAGGGCCACGACGCAGAGCCTGCACACGCCCATCTCGGACACTGGGAAATACCTGCGCGGCTACACGGGAAGCACCTCTGGGAAATAGCCGACGCTGGCACTGCGAGCTACGGCGCAGACCCTGACGAGGAGTGGGATCTGTGCATGAACTGCACGGCAGGCTCTGCGACCGATAGCGCCACGTACCTGGTAGAAGCGTATTTCACCACGGGGGACTGATGGCAGCATTGTTCTCCGACCATTTTGCAGGGGACACGCTCTCGGAGTTCAACAGCCAGTCCCGAGCTCCGGCGGGCGCTGGCCGTGGCCGACTTCGGTATCAGCGGGCGGAGGTGTTCGTGGCCCTCACGGGCGGGTCCGCCACGGGTGACACGGCCAGGATGATGACACTGAAGTCGAGCGACTGTCTGGTGCAACTGTTTTTTATGATGACGCATGGGGAGCCAACGTACAAGGTTCTGCTCGGGCTCGCGAAGTCTGGGGCCGCCCACGATGGCCCGATGATTGATAACGATATCCTTGCTCAGCAGTCGGTTACTATTCCGAACGCGCTCGACCATGACGACAAGTTCGGGACCGGACTACCCGACCCGGACCTGCTCCGTGGCGCTCCTCTCTGGAAGATCGTAACGGGCTACGCCTCGGACCCGATGGAGAGTTGGGACGTCGTGATTTCTTCCGGCGACTCGGATATGTCGAGTGCGAGTACGATGCTGATCGAAGCCTACTACACGTCAGGCGACTAGGCGTGACTGTTTACTTTTCCGACCACTTTGCAGGGGACACGAATACGACGCTAGACGCTGGTCGTAGGGCGCCTGCCAGCAAGGCGCACGGCAGGATTCGGGTGCGACGGGCGGAGGTGACGCAGGATCTTGGTGACAACGACGTGGTGCGAATGATGCCGGTTCGGTCGAGTGATCGGGTGCTGGCGCTGTTCCTGACGTGTACGGCCTCGGGTGCCGCTGGCGCGATCGACGTTGGACTCTACCGTGCTGGCAACGCGCACGACGGGACGGTGATACAGAAAAACATTTTTGCGAATGGGCAGGTCACAACGACCGCCCTGAATCGCGTGGACATATTTGGCGGGCATTTGCTTAGCGGAACGAAGCGCGGCTGGGAATTGTGGCGTGCTTCGTTTGCGTACAGTGCTGACCCGCGTGAGGATTGGAACCTGACCGTCGACTGCAATGCGGCGACTACGGACGCGACGACCATCGTGCTCGAGTACATATACACGGCTGGAGACTAGGGGGAGAGATGGCGAGCGAGACAAGCATCTGCAACTCGGCCCTGACCCGTATCGGCGCGGCGAGGATCACGTCGCTGACCGACGACTCGAAACAGGCACGGGCCTGCACCGCCTCCTACGCATTGATGAGGGACGAGGTTCTTCGCTCGCATCCCTGGAACAGCGCGATCTCGCGGGCATCGGTTGCGAGCCTCGCAGACGCCCCCGCATTCGGGTACGACAACCAGTTCCAGCTCCCGGCCGATTGCCTGCGAATGCTCGAGGTGTACGACTCGAGGCTGCCCTGGGTGGTCGAGGGCCGCCGGCTGCTGTGTGACGAGACCTCGCCCGTATCGATCCGGTACGTGCGGCGGGAGGAGGATCCGAACCAGTGGGATCCACTGCTCCAGTCTGCCGTGGCTTCGCGCCTGGCCCTGGAGCTTGTCGAGGAGCTGACGCAGTCCAGTACGAAGCGCAAGCACGCGATGGACGAATACCGGCAGGTCATGGGGCAGGCCCGAACGGCAGACGGCCGCGAGCAGAGCCCCATGACCTTCGAAGAGGACGAATGGGTCACGGTGAGGCTTTAGAATGGCTAAGGCATCCGTCATCCAGACGAGTTTCAACGCAGGCGAGGTATCGCCCCTGCTCGAGGGCCGCGTCGATCTGGGGAAGTACGCGAACTCCTGCCACAAGCTCGAGAACTTCCTGCCGCTGGTGCAGGGCGGCACCCGCAAGCGCAGCGGGACGCGCTTCGTCAAGGAGGTCAAGGACTCGAGCAAGTTCACGCGCCTGCTCCCGTTCGAGTTCGGTACGACCCAGGCGTACATCCTCGAGTTCGGCAACCTCTACATGCGCGTCTACCGAGACGGTGGTGCGGTGCTCGAGTCCAGCGTGAACATCTCGGGAACTACCGCGGCGTCTCCCGTTGTGGTGACCACGGCCACCGCGCATGAGTACGCCACCGGGGACGAGATATTCATTCCCGCAACGGGTGGCACCGGCCTCGCGGAACTCGACAACAAGTTTTGGGAGATCATTGTCACGTCATCGACGCAATTCTCGCTAACCGGCAGCCCAAACCCTGGTGCCACGTCTAGCGAGGGCACGGTGGCGCGGGTGTTTACCCTGGTCACGCCATACCCGGATACGACACTGGACTCGATCCAGTTCGCGCAATCGGCCGACGTGCTCTACATCGCCCACCCGGACTTCAACCCGCGCAAGCTCCAGCGCACCGCGCACACTGCGTGGTCGCTTTCGATCATCGAGTTTGACTGGGTGCCCTTTGAGCCGCAGAACGTCGACTCCGACGTCACCGTCCACACGAGCGCCGTCACGGGTACCGGGCAGACGCTGACGGCCAGCTCCCCGATATTCACAGACTCGATGATTGGGAGCCAGTTCAAGCTGGCGGAGATCATCGGCTCGAACCACGGCCAGTGGTCATCGGCCACGCCCCAGACGCGAAGTGGCTACGGCACAGTGGTCGACACGGACGACAGGTACTTCGAAAACAATGTATACCTCATCAAGAGCATCTCCGGCTCCGCTGGCACGAGCCCGCCGATTCACGAGTTCGGTATCGAGAGCGACGGGAAGTGGACGTGGGAGTTCATCCACAGCGGGGCCGGCTACGCGACGATCACTGCGGTGGCCGGTGACGGCCTGACCTGCACGGTGGATATCGACAAGCGGTTCCCGGCAAGCGTGACGGGAGGGTCGAACGCTACGCACCGCTGGGCGAAGGGTGCCTGGTCGGGTGCCAACGGGTACCCACGCACCGTGTCGTTTTTCGAGGACCGCCTTTGGTGGGCGGGAACGGATGCGAACCCGCAGACGGTCTGGGCATCCAAAACATCCGAATACGAAAACCACCACGTACTCGACCTAGACGAGTCTGCTCTGATCTTCACGCTTAACACCGACCAAGTGAACGTGATCGAGTGGCTCAATGCCGGAAAGTCCCTGCTCCTTGGTACCGTGGGTGGTGAGTTCGTTGTCTCCGCCGCGACCGAAACCGAGGCGCTCGTTCCTGGGAATGTTCGTGTAGTACGACACTCGAGCTATGGGAGCAGGCCAGACGTCAACGTATTGCGCGTCGAGCAGGTTGTACTTTTCGTACAGCGTTCCGGCAGGAAGCTCCGCGAACTCGTGTTCGAGGATGCAATCCAGCAGTATGTGGCACCCGACATGACCATCCTGGCCGAGCACATCACGCTCGGCGGTGGCGCTGATGTGGGGATCAAGCGCCTAGCCTACGCGCAGGAGCCGGATCGCATCATCTGGGCCGCGCTCTCCGACGGGAACCTGATCGGGTTCACCTACGAGCGCGCCCAGAAGGTGACGGCGTGGCACCGGCATACGCTCGGAGGGTCTCGCCAGACGGGGACGCCGCCGGGCGTCGAGAGCATCGCGACGATCCACCACCCGGATGCGGACCAGGATCAGCTTTGGATGGTGGTCAATCGCTGGATCGACGGCGGGACGAAGCGGTACATCGAGTACCTGGAAAGCGAGTGGCTCAGCACGAATACGCTGGCCGACGCCTTCTTCGTCGATTCTGGCCTGACGTATTCAGGCAGCTCGACGTCAACGCTGAGCGGGCTCGAGCACCTCGAGGGCGAGACGGTGGCGATCCTCGGCGACGGGGCACTGCAAGCGGACAAGACCGTGAGCGGTGGGGCCGTCACGCTGGACCGGGCGGTGACGAAGGCCCAGGTGGGTCTTCCGTATTCCGCGACCCTCCAGACGATGCGGCTCGAGGTTGCCGGCGACCAGGAGGGAACCGCGCAGGGGAAGACCAAGCGGATCACGAACGTGGTCTTCCGTCTGTACCAGACGGGTTCCGGCCTGCTCTACGGGCCGACCGACGTGGATGCAGACATGGACGAGCTCGAGCTCCGAGAT